GTATGGCTTCTCTGGCAAACAATGCAGGTCAATCTATTTCGTATATGCAGGCTCAGGCACAACTGATGATTGCTGAAGGTGTTCGTAATGGTAAGGTGAATACGATTGTGATTCCATCCGACTTCCGGGGCATTGTCAACACGAAATAACAACAGGGGCCGAAGCCCCTTATGACATTGAGAGAAACAAGAATGTACGCACTAATCTTCCTACTCTGTCTCATCCTAGTGGCATGTGGCCTTGGCACCTACCATCTGTCCCGTCTAGAAGGATGGCGAGAGCCATCCACCTTGCACTTTTCAATCTTCTGTGTTATAATCTTACTTTATATAGGGAGTTTGCTGCTATGACAGGCTTTAGTGTTATTTGTTGTATGTTCATCATATTGGCTGGAGTGGCATTTATTGCTGACATCTTTGACTGTTCTGAAGGAGACAATGTGAAAGCTGTAAAATACTCTGTGGGGATTCTCGCCACTGTTGCCCTTTGTGTTGCTGTCATCTTGGGTTATTTTCCTTAGGAGTGTAAAATGTATGCATATATTCTTGTGGCATTTCTTCAAACAAACCCTTATCCTGTTGTAGCCTTCCTCGATCAATTCACAACAAAGAAAGAGTGTATGGCTGCTGTAGAGGAGTTTAAGCCCAATGTGCCGAAAGAGAAACAAGATGATTTGATGTGTATTCAAATTGTGTTGCAGGACAAGGTGAGGGATATTTAAGTGGTAACAATTAGAGATAAAATTGAAACATCTCTTGTGCAATATTTAGAAAAGCCTTACAGAACATGGCCGAGCAAAGTGTATTTAGGCGAGGAAGAGTGTTTGGAATTGGATAAGTTTTACGGTGGAATAATGCAAGAGATATTTCACATTGAAATTATTATGGTGTTGAAGAGAAACTATTTGGAAATGGGAGATTAAATGAACAAACAACAAATTATTAGTGCTGTACAATCGATGATTGACCAAGGCCGACAGGTCATCAGTGTTCGACATGAAATTGTGGCAGAATTTAAACGAATTAAAAAGGAAGCAGATGAATGTGGTGCTCTGGAAGCGGAGTATATCTATCACAATCTGAAAGAAAAAGAACGGGAAGCTCTGCGGACAGCCGTGCGTAATCAGAAAGCTCTGAAGATTATTCTGAAGGAATTGCAAAATTCCGATGTGAGTTTCTGATGAGTAGAGATGGTGATATTGTCTGGTCAACAGACGGAGAATCTTACAATCACGATACAATGTATGAGGCTCTGGAAGCACAATTTTCATACATTAATGGTGAATATATTCCTGCACAAGTAGGTGATACGCTGTATTATGGCACTGCTGTAGCTCTTGACGTAACAAAGCTTGTTGATTCAGGAGACATCATTGAAATGCTCGGTGAGCGTGCTTGGGACTTTGCGGGGGAATGGGCAGAAGATTTCCCAGATGTTTCTAAAGAAGAACGTAATGAGTTGGATGATTTTCTCAAGAGTTGGTTTGAAAAATATTGCAAACCTACATTCTACAGTGTGAAAGATATCAAAGAATACACCATTACTGAGGAAGATATTCGGGAGTTGAACGATGAAAATATTCTTCAAGAGTAAAGACGGTGGCTCTGAGTCTAACGTCACAGGATATTGGCTCTTTGAGGCTAAATCTCTGTTCTCTATTGTGTTGCTGCGATTTGATAAGGGGAGCAGAGAAGCTTTTCACAATCATGCGTTTAATGCTGTGTCATGGGTGTTGAGTGGTGGTTTGGTAGAAGTAGTCAAAGATGATATGAATTATGATGTAACAACTTTTAAACCTTCTTTGAAGCCTGTCTACACCACTCGTGAGCGTATGCACAAAGTGTTTGGTGTAGCGGAGAAAACATGGGTGTTAAGCTTCCGTGGCAGATGGAGCAAGACATGGAAAGAGTATTTGCCAAACGAAGAGAAAGAAATTACACTATCGAGTGGAAGGGTTATAATTAATGATTAAATCAATTTGGAGCACTCCAGAAGCGGAAGCTTGGGCGAGGAACTTCCGATATGAGGATTATTTGAGGATTCATGAAACTATGTGTCTAAGTGCTAACCCTGTGAGTGAGCAGATGTACAGGGAATTGTGCTTTGTGTTTGAACAAGAGATGTGCAGAGATATTGGGGGATAGTAATGGGAGGCGCAGCACTCAAGAATTGCACAACACGACGATATCAGGCAGAAGAATACCATCAGCTTGAGCAGGAAGTGCTTGATATCATCTCAAACAATTTTCCTTTTGATTCTGTATCCACTATCAAAGCATATACCTTGAAAGAGTCATTTGGTGACATGGATGTTCTGGCTTGCACTGATAAATATGACCCTTGCAACATTGAGGACAAACTAATCCGATTGTTCAACACAAAGGAAGTTGTCAAAAACGGTAACGTTGTTTCTTTTGAATACAAACAATTTCAAATTGATCTAATTTTAACTAGGCCAGCGGATTATGTGAGTTCTCAGCAGTATTTTGCCTACAATGACTTGGGCAACCTCATTGGTCGTGTAGCTCACTCCATGGGACTCAAGTTAGGGCATGACGGCCTGACATACAAATTCTATGCAGACAAGACACAAGTGTTCCGTGAAATCACTCTGTTGAAAGATTGGGAGCAGATTCTTCCTGTGCTTGGCTACGACTTTAGCCGCTATCAACAAGGCTTCGATGCACTGGAAGATATTTTCAAGTTTGTCGTTTCAAGTTCGTTCTTCAACAAAAGTATTTATGCTCTGGAGAATCGTAATCATGCTGCTAGAACAAGGGATGCCAAGAGGAAGACGTACACAAGTTTCTTGGAGTGGATTGAACACTATGAAGAGACAAACACACAAAATGCACAAAAATATCGCGGTGGTACTGATAAATCTGGTTGGTTGCCTTATTTGTTTGAAAAGATTCCAACATTCAAAGAACAATACGAACAGGCTCAGGCAGACTTAGCTTATCATCAGGAGTTCAAAAGGCGTTATAATGGAGAACTTGTAGCAGGTTGGACAGGTTTACAAGGCAAGGAGCTTGGTGCATTTATGTCTTACGTAAAGCAGGAGAAAACTGAGGAACGTCTTAAGAAAGATATTGTCACACTCAATCCTGTGTTGGTGGAAAGGATGGTGATGTATTATTTTGAGAAGTGGAAGAATATTCAGGAGAATTAATGTCACGAGGATATTGGAAAAAGGATAATATGAGTGAAAAAGAAGAATACGGAAATGAATATGTACCAAAAGAAACACTGAAAGACATTGCCAAATATCCATTTGTAGATATTCCACAACGAGGAATCCGAAAGGAAACCTGTGAGCGATTTGGTGTAAGAGGATATCTGAACAATGGAAATCTAGAAGCATTATACTTTCCTTCTTACAATCAGAAGGGAAAAGTTGTAGGATTTTCTAAACAAGACCTGACACGAGACAAATCTGAGAAATACCATTGGACAACAATCGGTAGTGTATCCATTTCCAACAAACTGTTCGGTCAAGATGTTGCTGAGTCGATTGCACGAAAGAAAAACGTCCTAGTTTATACAGAAGGTCAACACGACACATTAGCAACTTTCCAAGCAATGAAAGACCAAGTGAAAGGAACCAAGTTTGAAGGCATGGAACCTTTCATTGTCAGTATTCCGCTAGGCACGGCAAATGCTGTTGAAGCAACTTTGCACAACAATGATTTTGTGCAATCCTTTGAATCATTGTGTTTGTTCTTTGATGATGATTATTGTACTCCTGCTGAACGTCAAAAGAACATTATGAAGGGTCATGAGGCTCGTGAAGCTGTTGCAAGTGCTCTCATTGGTACACCCCTTAGCCTGTTTGTTGTGACGGCTCCTGACGAGTTTAAAGACGCCTCAGACATGCTCCAAGCAGGTAAGTCTGAAGAACTGGCAAAGCTTGTGCAGTTTGGTAAGCGTGCATATTCGGCAGAGAAGATTGTCAAGGCTTCTGACATTAGCTTTGAAGAACTGATTGAACCTCGTGAAGAAGGTTTGTATATCAACGAGTTTCCCAAGCTGATGAAGAAGATTCACGGTTTCCGCACAGGTGAGCTTGTTCTTGTCACTTCACCCTCTGGTGTTGGTAAGTCTACAGTAACATCCATCTTTGCTTCTGGATTCCTACAAGCCGGTGAACGTGTCGGTATGATTTATCTGGAAGAAACAAAGAAAGAAACACTGCAACGAATGGTTGCAAGTGCTTTGAAAGTGAACTATAATAAGTTCAAGAATGATCCTCTTTCGTGCGCTCCACGAGAACGCATTCGGGAAGAATATGACAAGATTGTCAACAACGACAGCTTGCGTATGTTAGACCACTTCGGAAGTCTCCCCATCACAGAGTTAATGGCTAAAATCAAGACAATGCACTTGGTTGAGAAATGTAGGTATATTATTCTCGATCACTTGAGTGTTGTTATTAGTGGTTCTGCCATTGACAATGAACGTAAAGAACTAGATATGGTGATGACAGAGCTTGCTGCATTTGCTGCTGCGAACGATGTTTGTATCATTGCCGTTTCTCACATTAAACGTTCTGATGACATTTTCAAGGCTCCAAAAGGCAAAGAGGATGAAGCTTTCTGGGTGAGAGTAAATAAAGAACTGCTGCGGGGTTCTGCTGCTTTGGAACAGTTGAGTTTTATTATTATTGGTCTTGAACCTCAGATTCTACCAAACAGAGAACGAGGACTTGTGCGCCTAACTTGTTTGAAGAACCGACCGTGGAGTTATCTTGGTAATTGTGATGAATTCTGTGTAGATGAAGATACATGGGAAGTTATTTTGTTTGAAAGTAGTGAAGATTAATTAAGGAGAAACGATGGATTGGACTTACGATGAGGAAACTTATCCGAATTGCTTTACCTTCAGTATTATTAGAACTGACAGGAAATTCCCTAACACCTTTGAAGTGAGTAAGCGTAAAAACGAAATCCATCGGGTATTAGCCTGTGTTGACTATCTCCGCAAGAATGGTGGAAGGATGGTTGGATTCAACAACAAAGGATTCGACTATCCTGTTCTCCACAAGATTATTCAGAATCGCCACAAGCTTCCGAAGGACGGAGAAGAACTGGCACGAATGATTTATAATTGGGCAATGGAACAAATTGCTTCTGCCAAGGACGGTGGGTTTGCTAATACAATTCCTGTAGAAGATGAATATGTGAAACAAGTGGATTTGTTCAAGATTCATCACTTTGACAACAAAGCAAAGATGACCAGTTTGAAGATGTTGGAATTTAATATGCGTGAGCATAACATTGAAGACCTTCCTTTTCCTGTTGGTATGGAATTGAATTCAGAACAGATTGACACTCTTGTAAAGTATAATGGTCATGACGTTCATTGTACAAATAATTTCTATCATCATTCACTTCCGATGGTGGAGTTTCGTGGTGTGTTGTCCGAGAAGTACAACCGTGATTTTATGAATCACAATGATACAAAGATTGGTAAAGATTTCTTTACAATGCGTTTGCAACAAGAAGGTATTCAAACACACAAACAAGTTGGTAAACAACGTAAGCTGAATCAGACTATTCGACCGTTCATTAAAATTCGTGAATGCTTGTTTGACTATTACGATTTCAAACGACCCGAATTTGAAGCAATCCGTGTTTGGTTCTCAAAGCAAATCATCAAAGAAACAAAAGGTGTATTTACTGATATCGAAGAACACAAACTTGGTGATGTCGCACAATATGCTGAGATGGTGGTTAAGAAAGAGAAGTGCAAGAATGGTGAGCCTTCGCGTGCAGAATACGATGAGTTTAGGCGAGAACACCCTTGTGGTTGGATTGACAAAGTGCAACTCAAAGCAAAGAAGAAAGGTGAATTCCAATTTTCTTATTACAAGAAATGGAAAATCGCTGAAACGTTGAATGTAGTTGTAGACGGATTCCGCTTTGACTTTGGTGTAGGTGGTATCCACGGTAGTTTGAGTAGCACAATTGTACGAGAAGATGATGAATACGAAATTGTTGACGCTGACGTAGCATCGATGTATCCTAACATTGCAATCAGCAACAACGTCTATCCTGAACATCTGAGTAAGAAATTCTGTGAGATTTACAAAGACGTTTATGAGCAACGCAAGAGCTATCCAAAAGGAAGTGCTGAGAATGCTATGCTGAAGCTGGCTCTGAACGGTGTGTACGGGGATAGTAACAACCACTTCAGCGTGTTTTATGATTCTGCTTACACAATGAAGATTACAATCAATGGGCAGCTTTCTCTTTGCTTGTTGGCGGAGCGTTTGCTGAGCATCGAGGGGTTGTCTATTATTCAGGTGAATACAGATGGTATTACTGTGAAGATGAAGCGTTCTTCTCGTGCAGAGTACAATCGTATTTGTGACGAATGGCAGAAGAAAGTTAAGCTTGATCTGGAATATGCTGAATACAAGGCCATGTTCATTCGTGACGTGAATAATTATATTGCTCTTTATACGAATGGTAAGACAAAGAACAAAGGTGCTTACGAGTACAAAGATTTGGGTTGGCACAAAAACCATTCTTCGCTGGTAATTCCTATGGCAGCAGAAGCAGCAATGTTACGCGGTGAAGACCCACGAGAATTCATTATGAAGCACACAGAGAAATTTGATTTCATGTTGCGTGCCAAAGTGCCACGTAGCAGCCGTCTAGTTCTTGTAATGGCAGACGGTGCAGAAATTCCACAGCAAAACATCTGCCGATATTATCCGTGCAAAACTGGTGGTAAGCTTGTGAAGATTATGCCTCCGCTGGAGGAAGGTGGAGAATACAGGCGTCTTGGTATTGATACGGAATGGAACGTTCAACCATGTAATAACATGGACGACTACAAAGGTGATATTGATTATGATTACTTTGTGGCTGAAGCTGAGAAACTGATTATTAAGGAACAAACATGAAATACAAAGTAAGTGTGTACATCAACGGAGTGGCTTCCGTAGAGTTCTTTAACACTCTAGAAGAGGCTAACGCATATTTCGATGAGGTTGATTATCTTGACTTCGGAGAGGGTGAGAGTATGATTTTGGAGGCTGTAGAATGAAAGTAAAAGACCTAATCGAAGCATTAAAACAATTTGACCAAGAGCTTGAGGTGTACAGTTGTTGTGATCATGGACAACAGCCTGAGAAATCTCATTTTCCTTCTGTAATCTTTGTTGACCATACAGATTCTAGACTTGATGACGGAGAGTGGACAAGTTACGAAGAAGATGCTGAAGAATCTGGATTTACGAAAAAGGCTGTAATTTTATGAACGAGCAAGACGACGACTATGTTTACACTGGTGCTGGCAGATTCCCATGGCAATACATTCCTAAACGTTTTCTAGACGAACAACAAGATGATGATGAGTGAATACAATCTAACAGCCTTCGATCAAGCTCTACAACAGTATGGTGTAGCTTGTTGGGCATACTACACAGCAGCAAGCGGAGGTAGTTTGTGCCATGCTCTTGAAGAATACAGAGAACAGATGTTGACAGAGCGTGAGAATCTGCTACAATACGTTATGGACAATTTCATTAGGAAACCACAATGAGTAAGATGTTACATTTTCAGGAGAACAAACAAGGCAAGGATTACGTTGCAGGAGATGTTCATGGTTGCTTCCGTAAACTTGAAAAAGAACTGAAAGAGATTGGCTTTGATGAAGCCGTTGACAGGCTGTTTGTTGTAGGTGACTTGGTAGACCGTGGCCCGAACAGTGAAGAAGTTCTTTATTGGCTTGCAAAGCCTTGGTTTCACTCTGTACGAGGTAATCATGAACAAATGGCTATCGACTTCATCAAGTTTCCTTGTGATAGGTCTATCTACGCCTACAACGGTGGACAATGGTTCCTTGATATTTGTGATGTAGACGAACGACAAGGACAACACATTGCAGAACAACTAGACAAGCTTCCTATTGCCATTGACATCACTGTAGGGGACAAAGTGTATGGTATCATTCATGCGGAAGTTCCCGGAGGCGATTGGGCAAAGCTGGAAGCTGGCTTGAACAGTGACATTGGACATAGGTATGAGAATGTTGCAATGTGGGATAGGAGTCGATATAACAATAAAGACACCTCCTTTGTGCAGAATGTAGAACTTGTTTATGTTGGACATACGCCTGCAAAGGATCATCCAAAGGCTCTTGGCAATGTTATTTACACTGACTCTGGAGCTTGCTTTGCAGGGCCAATCACTATTTTGGAGATTTACTGATGGGATATCGAGCAATCACTGTGTTTGAATGTGACGATGGCTGTAGGTTTAGTACCGAAGAAGCCGCTATTGAATATGAAAAACGAGAAGTGTTTATTTCTGAACTGTCTCAGGCTATGTTGAATGATATTAATTGTGCTGTTGACTATAAATCTGATGCAATTGACCTTGCAGCGTGGTTTGTAGATAAATATAATTTTGAGAGGAAAGCACAAAATGTTTGAATTCTTCTTCTGGGCAGCAATGATTGTAGTGTTATACATTATAATTAACAGTGTACGTGGACAAACAAAGAATAGGAGTAAATATGACGTTGGCTAAACTAACCCTTGTAATGGCAGTGATTAATGTCGCTTTAAACATTCTCGCTGGCAATTTCCCTGCTGCTGGTGGATGGATAGTTGCATCAATTGGCTATATTCAAATTGTATATCGAGATAAATAATGCTCTTAGCCCGTAAAACAAATGTAACGATTGGGAATAGCTCTCTGAAGTGTATGGTGGTGTTTAATGTGTACGAAGGAACTATAGAGAGGCATAATATATACACATGGGACGAACCTCCTATGTATCCCCAAATTGAAATTGTAGATGTATTTGAAGCAGAAACAGATTTAAAGGTGAGTATTGTAGATCATCTTCTAGATAGTGAAACGGAAGAGTTGGAAGATAAATTGTGGAATATTTTGGAGGATGAGAAATGCTTGCAATCACTTTAGTAGTTCTACTTTATATCATACCCATTTGGGTTTGGATTCAACAAGCAATTAAACATGATTCAGCAATTGATGGGCACATTACGATTGGTGGACTTTTGATATATGTTGTAATAGGGCTTATTCCGCTTGCCAATATTGTTTGCATGATTCTTGCACTGTATGAGAACGGATTCTTTGACAAGAAAATCTTTGTAGGTAAATAGCATGATTACTCTTGACATTCCCTCTTTCTTTATTGGTGCTTGTGTAGCTGCACTCACTGTTCTCCTCTACATCATATTCACTCGCAAGCCTCCTAAAAGCTTCCCTGTGCAACGAACAGCAGGGAGTAGGGCAGAGGACAAGGATGTTGTAGAGAGGCGTGAGAAGAGGATTAAAGAGTATTGCACAAGTAATAGGGTGTTTCGTAAAGGGGAATATTACAACAGCCCTGAAGAGAGTCCTTTAAAGAAGCGATATGGAGGTGGTGAATGAGTATTTGGATTATTTTGTATGTGATTTGTATACCTATTGCAATGTTCCTGATGGCTTTGGATTTTAAATGTGATAAGCGGATTGGCAACGTGGATGTGGCGGATTTGATTATGTTCTTCCTCTTCTCTGCTATTGGAATAGGTATTGGTGTGGCTTTCTGTATTACGGCTGCAAGGTTCATTGGAGATTTTTTCAGGTGGATTGATAAGAAAGATTTTCTAAAGAAAGTGGTCTGGTGATTATGGGACATTACGCAAGTGAAATGCAGGATAATGTCGAGCATGAAAAAGAAAGACAAAGGGCGATTGTTATTGCTAGTGAGTTGCAATCCATGACTGAAGATTTGATTCACAAGATCAACTTCTACAAATACAGCTTACATTTACCTAATCGTTTCAAAGAGTCTTTAGAAGATTTGAACAACTATTTGAAAGTAAATTATGGTTGAGCCGGAAGTGTGGAATGAGAACGCTCTACGAGATTACATACAATCATACAAGAACTGCTACAGCAAGGGTGATGAATTCTTTAAAAGTTGGGCTTGGAAGGACATCAACAGTCTGATGGATCAAGTGCTTAGTGGCGAGATTGTTGTAAAAACCTCTTGACAGGTTGTTTGTTGTAGAGTATAATGTTGTTTCAATATCTCACTTGCCCCTCCAATGGATTTCTACTCCATTGACGTTAAACCGGAGGAAGGAAGTCACGGAGTTCGATTCTTCCAAGTGAGTCCAAATAAGGGCCGTTAGCTCAGGGGTAAGCAGCGGGGTGCTCATAACGCCAAGGTCATTCGTTCAAATCGAATACGGCCCACCAAACACAGAGGAATCAATGATAATTTTATACAAAGAAGTGGTAATAAACCAAAAATCCCACCTAGCTTTTGCACGAAAAGATGAAAAACCTCTTTTTGCATTCTTCCCTATTAAATCTGTAGAGTCTAAATACGATTTCCTTGCAGGATTGGCTGAAGGTATTTCTCTTGCGGGAAATTGTGTAGAAAATTTTGAGGAGGTGGAGTAATGAACAAGAATACAAAAGAAAATCTCTTCGGAATCCTAGCAATCCTCTTCCTCCTGTCTCTCGTCTTCGGAGCATTTTTCTACGGAGCTTTCACCCTGACAATGTTATGGCATTGGTTTGTTGTGCCAACATTCCATGCTCCAGCGCTTGGTATTGCACAAGCCATTGGGCTGATTTTGTTTGTGGGATATTTCAAAGGGAATCTGGTAAAGAAAGACACTAAGAAGGAGGGGCAAGACACATACGAACACATTGGACAGAAGATTGGTGAGATGTATATTCGTCTTACTGCTGTGCTGGCTATTGGATTTGTTGTGTCGATATTTGTTTAAATAATATTTATCGAATATCCAAGAGGAGAATCCAAGCGGACAATTTTAATTTTACAAAAGGAAATATATGACTACTGACAAGAAAAAGACGTTTGGTGTTGTTGAAGGCACTCTGGTGTATGCAAAGATTGCAGAACCTTCTACTAAGTATCAGAGCAAGGACACTGAATATACAATCTCTGTTATTGTTAATGAAGACACTGCTGATGCTTGGGATGAGGAATTCAAAAAACAACCTGCAAAGAAAGTCAAAGCAAGTGAGTTTGAAACAAAATACAAACTGCCTCTGCCTGACAGTCTGAAAGGTGAAAAGAACGTCTACGATATTAAACTCAAGCGAGATGCTACGAAGGATGGTGAAGATTTCTATCCTGAGAATCGCCCTAAGGTGTTTGTTGATTATGATAACGGTGATCGTGTAGACATCACTGAGAGCCGCCTGATTGCCAATGGCTCTTATGGTAAAGTGAGCTATCGTATCAACAGTAATGACTTCGGCACTTTCGCAAAGCTGGCTAACGTTCTAATGGACGAAGAAGGCTTTAAAGAATATGTTTCCACTGGTGGCGCGGCTGGTAGTGAATTCGGCGATGTCAAAGAAGTGAAGAAAGAAGCTCCTCGTAAAGAAGCTACACAAGCTCGTGCTTCTAAAGAGAAGGTGAAAGAGGAAGCTCCTGAAGCGTCTGATGATGACATGAGTGACGCCCCGTTCTGAGTATGATTTAACACAGCCCCTGTTCAGAAATGGGCAGGGGTTTTTTGATTATGAAGAAACCAAACAATTCAGAATTAATAGGTCAAACATTTGGCAAGCTTGAAGTTTTAAGTAGGGAGATAAAAATTGGAGAACGCTAGCTTAGTAATTGATGGAGATTACATTAAATATATGATATCTTCTGCTGGAGAAAAACGATCTGTAAATGTTATACACACGCCGACAGGTAAAATTAAAAACTTTGATAACCGAACTGCTTTCTACGGGCATTGGAAGAAAAAAGAAGGTGGTTGGCTGGCAGAAACTAATTTATCTAGAATGCAGAGCGGTAAACACCCTTTTGACGTTTCTGAGTTTGAGTTTGTAGACAAACAAGAAGCAGAGCCTGTAGAATTTGTCCTATCTTCAGTAAAAAATCATATTAACAATATTGTAGAACATTTAGATGCAAAAGACTACCAAGTCTACATTGGTAAAGGGGACAGCTTTCGAGTAGACGCCTCTACAATAGTTCAATACAAAAGTTCCAGGTCAAAATCCCTTAAACCGATCCACTTGGAAGAAGTTGAAAAATATCTGATTACTTATCACGGTGCCAAAATCATTCGCGGTATTGAGTGCGATGACCGCTGTGTGATAGATTGTACAGAAGACCCCTCCAAAGTTTTAGTTGGTGTTGAGAAAGATTTCTTCGGCTGCAATATCAATTATTATATTCATGGTGAGATGAATGAGCCACAACACATCAGTGGCTTTGGTAAATTATATATCAATGACAAGAACGCTGTCAAAGGGAACGGATATATTTGGTGGTTGTTCCAAGTGTTGTACGGAGATGACAGTGACGAGTATTGGGCCAATTCAGCCTGCCCTGAAAACAAATGGGGCGAAAAATCAGCCTACAAACTCCTAGCTGATTGTAAGAACGAGAAAGAAGCTTGGGAAGCCGTTATCAAAGGATATAAGAAGCTCTACCCAGAGCCGAAGATGTTTACAGGCTGGCGTGGAGATACGTTTGAGATTGATTGGAGATATGTCCTGAATGAGAATTGTGTGATGTCTCGGATGATGACTAGTGAGGATTATAAATTTAATCTAGATGAAGAACTTGATAAATATGGAGTGAAACAATGAGCTACAAAACACTGAGAGAGTCTTTCCCAGAACACATGATTGAAACAGCCGTGGCAGTGCTCCGCTCCTGTGCTGAAGAGGATGATGAGCAGCACGATTATATTCCACAAGGGGAGACTATTCAAGATTTCATTCCTCACTCTTGGGCTGTGGCTGCTGTTTGTATTGCTATGAAAGAGTCTTATCGTCAAGGGTATGCTGACCGACACAACAAAGGTAATTAATGAGTAAGAAGGATAAAGCTCCTCTTACACGTTGCAATGGCACATTAACAGAATCTCAATACCTTGCATGGATTCGTTCAGCCTTGCGCTCTAAAAGCCTCCGTTGGGAACCTCGTAACACTGCCCTACAGCTTGCACGAACGCCTTACAGCGGCCCCAACAAGCGTCAGAAATGGCAATATCAATGTGCAATATGTAAGCAGCAATTTACTTTGAAAGAAGTGGTTGTTGACCATTACCCGGAAGAGGCTGGAAGCATTCTCTCTGTAGAGGACATCGGCCCCTTCGCTGAACGTCTGTATTGTGAAGTTGACAACTTACGTGTTCTCTGTGAGTGGGATCATAGGATTCACACTCTACAATCTTCCAAGAACATTTCCAGAGAGGAAGCTATCTTGCAGATTAAAGTGAATGACACAATGAAAGACAAGAAGAAAACTCTTGCTTTACTACAAGAAAACGGGTATAATAATGCAAGCAATGATGAGAAACGTAAACAAGCATTGAGAGAGATATTTCTAAAGGAGAAATGATGCAACCTGTATTTAGAGTTAAAGATGTAGGATGGTGGGATGTTTATGAATATCGGGGAGCTTACGTACTAGTACCACAAGGGGAGCCATATAAACATTCCAATCTATACTCTTGGTCAATTGACAACAACCCTAGGAATTGGATTAATACAGTGGTGCGACATCCAATTGCACCAAAGAGTGAGAAACAAATTCAACTAGAGCAAGCCATCCAATATCACAAACAAGTAATTGAGCACAACGAACGGATGATTGCTAAATACGAAGAGGAATTGAAGAATGAAGGTTGATTATCTTGAGGAATGCGGCTACACAGTGATGTCAGATGCAGGGTGCGAGTGTAACACATTTCCTTCTGTAGATGCTCTTGAAAACCATATCAAGCTCATGCTGATTGCTGTGCAACAATATAAGGAGAAACAGATTGGTTGAACTTAAAGAATGGCAATCTCAAGCAGTGGCACTTCTGGAAACTGGTACAATGTCTCGTAGAGCTATTGCGGAAACTCTAGGTGTAGCACGGAGCACTTGTCTAGATTTCTTGAGAGCGTATGATAATTTTAAGCAGGAAGTTGTGGAAGAAGATAAAGAAGAACACGACAACTCACGTATTCTTGTCATCAGTGACATCCACGCACCTTATCATCATGCCGACACGATCCCTTTCTTGAAGATGCTGAAGGACAAGTACAAACCTACACGTATTGTATCTGTTGGGGATGAGCAAGACCTTCATGCCAGTTCTTTTCATACACATGATCCTGACCTGCTTTCTCCGGGTGATGAACTAAAGGCTGCACGCAAGTTCATGAAGGAACTGGAAGAAGTGTTTCCAAAAATGGATATCATGAGTAGTAATCATGGAGACTTGTATTACAGGAAAGCAAAGCATCATGGTATTCCTCTGCATGTCATTCGGGATTATAATGAAGTGTTGGGCGTAGGTGACGGCTGGCGATGGCATTCCGACCTCACCGTTGATCTTCCTAATGGACAGAAGGTTTATTTCTGTCACGGTAAATCTGCCAATGGTTTGAAGCTGTCGCAGTCAATGGGTATGAACTGTGTACAGGGGCATTACCATAATTCTTTCAATGTGCAATATTGGAGTAGTCCTTTGGAACTTCATTGGAGTATGCAAGTGGGGTGCTTAATTGATGATAAGAGTTTGTCTATGGCGTATAATAAACTCACAGTCCATCGTCCGATTATTGGATGTGGGTTGATTATTGATGGTAAACCTGTGTTGGAGGCAATGGAACTGTGATAGATCAAGTGGAGATTACAGACTAATGAAAATCAATGGCTTCGTAGAACTTGACAGTAAATGGGTTGAGGAAGAAACTGATAAATACCTTGCTCGTATTAAACAGTGGCGTATTCAGGATAGGCAAGCTGCGTTAGAAAAGTTCAAAAAGAAATATAATGAACGTACTAGTTTCTTTAGTAAGAAAAAGCCAGAGCTTGTAGATGACAATGTTGCAGAAGAAATAATGGACAAAGAGGGTGCTAAAGGTAATATGTTCTACATCCCACTAAGTCATTGGGTTGCGCACAGTTATTCAGATATTTATTCTGAAATGAATGAACTGAATTCAGCTTGCAAACTTACTGATAAAATTCTTGTCAACACTAACTTGGCAGGAATCCTACAACGATGGAAAGGGAAAGAATGAATCAAAAACAATTAGGCAAAGCTTACACAGCAATTCGAAAATTTAACGATATTGCAGGACAACTAGAAAACGTAACAAAAGACTCAATTGCACTTCAGCTTGATCTTATTCAGGAAGAATATCTCGAAACTGTAGATGAATATGACCTAGAGAATCCTGTAGGTATTCTTGATGGTGCAATCGATATGTTTGTTGTTGTCAGTGGATTGCTGCTGAAACTAGATGCTTCTGGATATGATGTAGCCACAGCGATGAAACGTATCACTGATAATAATCTTTCTAAATACCCTAGTGCTGTCAATCCAACAATCCCCGTTCCTGTTGAATGGAATAGTGAGTGGACACTAACACACAATAAGGAACATGAAGTTCTTGTGTGGCGAGATGGTAACAACAAAATCAGGAAGCCACATGGATTTCGACCTGTAGAGATTGGAGATTGCATTGGAGAGTGGTTTAAATAAGACTGTCTTAGGGATAGGCTACAAAGGAGTTGGGAAACATTTATCTTGTAAGAATGGGAAGAAAACAAAAGAGTATGTTTTATGGAAAAATATGCTGCATAGGTGTTACAGCGGAAAGTATAAAGCATATAAAATGACTTCTGTTTGCGAGGAGTGGTATAATTTCCAGAATTTTGCGGAATGGTGCAATTTGCAACCAGAGTTTTTCAACGAAAAATCTTGTCTAGACAAGGACATACTGAAAAAAGGAAATAGAGTCTATTGTCCAGAGTTTTGTTGCTTCGTACCAAATGAAATCAATATCGCATTAGCAAGCAGAAGGTCGCTACGCGGGGGTTGTCCATTGGGTGTATGCTTTGATAAGAGTAGAGGTAAGTATCACAGTTGCCTAAATAAGTTTAAAGTGCAGATCAATTTAGGTAGATTTAACACACCAGAAGAGGCATTCAATGTGTACAAAATAGCAAAAGAAGAGTACTTGAAAGAACTAGCTGTGTCATTCAAAAAATCTATTTCAGACAGAGTGTACGAAGCTCTTTTGAAATATGAAGTAGAAGTAACAGACTAAAGTTGACTGAATACAAGAAAAGTGCTATAATGGATGCTTTCTTCAAATGAACAAAGGGTGGAAATGACAAAAGAAAAGTATCTTGAAATTGAAATTAATAAAGAAGACCCTGCTTATATCACTGAGTTTTCCCGAACACTGTTAGACGGATT